TCATGACTTTCAACCATGCCCGATAGGCATGCGATCATAGCAATTTGTAAGATTCTTTTATTATAACTCATTCTCTGATAAATGTCAAATTATTTATGGAGCAATCCTACTAAAAGACTTGACCTTCTCAAACCTTATCTGACTTCGGAACTTATCCATTAAGACATCGCCTTTAGTGTGGGTAATGATAAACACATTAGCGCCAGACATTTCATTCAACAGTTTGGTTAACTCGTCAGTACCAGTAACGTCTAGCGAATTATCAAACACCTCATCAAGTATCAGTAGATTAGTGTTAGTTGAGTTCTTTAACTTAGCAACTGCTCGCCAAGTAAGTAGCAACGCAATATCAATACGAGTCTTTTCGCCCTCAGAGAAACTGGCATACGAAAACTCATCACGATGTCGGCTTTTAATCACTTCATTAAATTCTTCATCAAGCTCAAAGTTTACGAAGAAGTCAAGAGCAGAAAGATATTTGTTCACCAACTTATTAATGATTGGGACATACTGCTTAATAATCTTAGATTTGATACCACCATCTTTAAGCATAGCTGAAGCAACATCATAAACTTCCTTGCGCTCCACCAATTCTTTTTTCTTTTGTTGGTATATAGTCAAGTCTTTTCGCAGAGTGCTCAGCTTTTCTGAATTGTCACCACCGCCATCTCCTTGATTCTCAATATCAGTAATTTTCTTCTCAACATCTTTGATATTGCTTTGGTACATTCTCATCTCAGTTTGACAGTCACGCAGTTTGTTTTGCGTAGTGTTTATTGTTTGCTGTACACTAGTAATGCGCTGTAGTTCTTTTTGTAATTCCTCTTGCTCGCCATTTAAATCAGAGATGGCGTTTGACGTTGTTTCAATTATAACTTGAGTCTTTTGTATTTTATCAGCTTTCAACTCAAGCGAAAGAACCTGCTCACAAGTTGGGCAGTTATCATTCTTATCATAAAAATCAACTCTACTCTGAGCCTTCCTAGTCTTTTCCTTTAGTTTGCTCAATATATTCTTGACTTTTTCCATTTTGGCTGAAGACTTATCTTTAGTAGAAATGGACTCTAATAACGTATCAGCCTCAGCAGTTAACGAGCTGTACAACGATTCTGCGGAGCCATAGGACTCGGTATAGACCTCAATATCAGACTTTAAGTCTTTTATCTGCTTTTCTATATCTGACTTGACTTTGAGGAGATACTGTTCTTGTACTTCAATTTTTTCATCAGTAAGGTCAATGCTATACGTCACATCAGTTAGCGAACGCTTGTTATCAGAAACTCGATCTCGAAGTAAAGTATTCATAGTTGAGAATATCTGAATGTCGAGTAAGTCTTCAATAACTTCTCGACGGTCTCGAGTACTCAGCTGCATGAATGGGGTAAACGATGCGTTGCCCAATATCACGATTTGAGTAAATGACTTGTAGTTGAGTTTTAGTATTTGGTTCTCAAGCTGTAACTGATACTCACGAACAGATCCAGGCTGATCAATCATCTTGCCGTTCTTCAATATCTCGAACAGGTGTGGCTTCATACCTCTACGGACTACATACTCAGTAGACCCTATGGTAAACTTAACCTCAACCTCCAACCCCTTATTATTGATAGAGTTGATCAGCTGTTGCTTCTTGATATTTCTAAACGGTTTACCAAATAATCCCAGAGTCAAAGCGTCAAGTATTGTAGATTTACCTGCGCCATTTTCCCCAGTAATTACTGTGCTTGGTGACCGATCAAGTTGAATAACAGTTTTGACATTTCCTGTTGAAAGAAAGTTCTTCCACGAAACTTCAGTGAACTTAACGATGGTATTATCCTCATTATTCTATAGTCAATGCTTCATTATATAACGAACGAACCAAATTGTCAAGTTTCTTTTTCGGAACTTGATCAGGCATGGTGCCGATATACTTAGACAAGATAGTCAAAGTATCTTCTGCTTCGTTCACAATATCATCATCTTCTTCAAGATTCAAATTCATGTGGTCATCAACAATCTGTATATTATTAGGATTAGCTTTATACAGCTTGTCAATGAACATATCAAACCAATATGGATTATTACAGTTTTGGCGTACAACTTTTATGTATGTATCAGCAAAAGCGTCGAAGTCAACATCAAGAACTTCTTCCATGGTTTTATCATTTTCATTGTAGAATATTTTATGAAACATAGAATACGGATTACGGATAAATTCAAGTTCCCGTGTTTCAGTATCATATATGTGGAAACCTTTCGGGTCACCATAGTCAGCCCAAGTGAGTTCGTATGGGCACCCAAGGTATTCAATATTATTAGTGGTAGATTTGTGGTGGAAGTGCCCAGAACAAACAAGGTCAAACTTCGAGAAGTCACTAATCTTCATGCCATGTTCGTTTATGTTACCACGATCCATTAAACAACCAGCGACCTCTAGGTGACCGAATAATACTTGGGCAGGCGTCTCTGCCATCGCCTTAATAGCTTGAGCATAATTCCCATTATTAATCCAAGGCATGATCATTATATCATGACCATCTAGAGTAATATCAGTTGGCTCAGAATAATATTTGAAGTTGGCATTATCAAACAACTCATTCATTGAGTTTACATCGTTGGTATTCTTGTACGGAACATCATGGTTACCAACAATAACATGCAAATCTAAACCCTTCTGCTCACAAGGCTCGATAAACATTTCTTTCATTCTTCGCAAGGTCACATAGTTGATATACTTTCTTCGGTCAACAATATCACCAAGGTGAATTATGGTATCAACTCCACGCTTCTCAACTTCAGGAAAGAAGTGCTTGCTATAAAACTTTTCAAAATAATCTAGGAACTTGGTGCTATCATTACGAACGCCAAAGTGGGTATCAGTTATCAGAGCAATCTTCATTACTTAACCTCACATACACGATTTCTTAAATCACTAGAACTAAACCTATGGTCACGCTTGTTGAAGTGCAATTCAATATCACGTTTACGACAGATATCCTTACCAGTAAACTCTTTGTCGCGATATTCCTCGCCAAGAATACGAACGTCAATATGATAAAGAGATAAGATGTCCATCAAATCGCATTCAGTTTGATATGGTATAATTTCGTCAACATAACCGACTGCTTTGAGTTGTGTATATCTTTCAACAACTGTTTGAATAGGTGCGTTCTTTTCTTTGCGGTCGATACTAGGATCGAGCTGTAGTGCGCAAATCAAATAATCGCATTGTTCTTTAGCATCTCTCAACATTTGAACATGACCTGCGTGAAGCAAGTCAAAGGTCGAGCAGGTGAAACCGACTTTCATATAATTATTCCTCAATCGTTCTGCGCTTCTTTACCTTACGTCTTTTATTATCTTCAAAATCCCGAACAAACCCCTTCATATATTCTTCAGTCCATTCACTGTACTTAACATCATCATTAAAGTTTTTACCACTATCATGAGACTGAGTGTCAGCAGTATCGCCAAGAACATTAGTGTGTTCTGAATACTTCATCTTAACATATAGATGCTTCTTTTCTTTTTGTATTCTACGCAAGAATGCATAGTAAATAATTTGAGTGAAGTATGCGAATGGATTCTTCGACTTCTCTGGATTAAAATTGTCAATATATTGTAAGCTGTTCTCAATACCATCGCAAATCATTTCGTCACGGAAAGTATAATTAATAAAGTTTGGCTTGTACGATAAGTGCGTAGCAATCTTCATAATGCACTCAGCGACATAATCTGGAACTACAGGTCTAGCATTGCCAGCTTCGGCAGCAGCAAGTACGCTCTTCTTAAAATCACACATCGCCTCAAAGAATTTCTTATTATCAACATAATAAGGTCTCTTTCTTCTTTCTTCCCTACTCAGTCTAGCCATATATCCACCCTAGTGTAGCACAGTGTTTGCAGAATAATGATACTGCGTTTCAAGTTGTTCTCTTATTTCTTCAAACTTATCCTCAGCAGTCTTTTCAGTTGAGGGCATTAAAGATTCCGTTGACGTCATACTGTCATGTATAGCGTCTATACAGTTATTATAGTATAAAACCATCTCCTCGTCAACTTCTTTTTCGGTTATTACATGAGATTTTTCTATATTGTAATAATTATCAAAGTCATCGAAGGGCATCCAGATATGTGACATCATCACAGGCGCATGCTTTAGTTTTACAATAACCGATATCGGGTTGTTTATAACAATTTCAGTTTCAGTATGGTCGATGACGTCAGCCAATAGTGTGTCGCCACTGACTAGTTTGACCATACTAATTGTCATCGTTGACCTTATCAGCTATCTTTCTAAGGATTTCCATTAACTCTTCAATGGTTTGGATATCTGCGTGTTTCTCAGTATCCAATTTAACTTGTAAGTTTATTTCCATCTTCAATTCCTATATTATACAGTTTGTACTCAAAATCTTCTTCATTGTACATCTTAATTCTAACAGCGAAATGCTTTAGTGTATGATTTTTCCAGGACTTCCAACAAAGGTCGTCAGATATATCATACAAGGTGGCCACCTCTTTGTTGTCACCCTTTCTTAACCCCCGACCTATAGACTGGAGATTACGGATCCTAGACTTGCTAGGGCTGGCAAAGATAACATTATGAAGGTTTCTAATGTTAATCCCAGTTGAAAAAGTGCCATAAGAGGCGATAATAATTGCGTCATTTTCTTTCTCCGTTATTGCCCTAACTTCTTCTCTTGTATCAGCATCGACTCCGCCATATACAAAAAATACCTTTCTTCCTTCTTCAGCCTCTTTCATTATCTGCTCATAAAGAGGCTCACCATGTTTTTTAACATATTGGAATAATACTAGTGTATTACCTTTTCGTGTCAAAGTCAAGTTCTTTATAAAAGCGTTCCGCTTTTCGTGCGAGACTAGAAAGTCCATTTCAGCTTGATACGTCGACTTGGAATTCAACTTCTTAGTTGCGTCTGAATACTTGAGAACCAAACACTTAATCCTAAACTCAGCAAGCGTCTTGTTGTCTATCAGCTCTTTAGTGGTAATAACCCTCATCACTGGACCAAACAAACCCTCTAACACCAACTTGTTTGTAACTGATTCATCAAGCGTACCTGTAAACCCAAACCGATACTTACAATCAGTCATCTTCTCCATAATCTTAGTAAGGGAGTTGGCTTTAAATAGGTGGGCTTCGTCGCCAATGATGATATCGAACTGATCAAAATACTTTTTAGGCTGTTTGTAGATCGATTGCCAAGTACTGATAATTATTTTCGCTTCATCGTTACTTTTTTCTTGACCTGCGGACACAAGGTAGGTATAATAGAACTGTAGTGATTCTGAATAGTCTATGAAGTCTGAGTTTAATTGACTCACCAATGAGACAGTTGGTACGATTACCAACGCTTTCTTACATTCCTTCCTCAAGTAATACTTCAAAAGGCAGTAGATAATAAAGGACTTACCCGAAGCAGTAGGTGAAAGAATCAGAGCTCGGTGATTGCGAACAGCGTGAGCAACCGCCCGAAGCTGATAGTCACGTGGCTTAAACTTACCGTCACTCAGAAACTTATTCAATCCGTTTAAAGGTATGTCTATTGTTTGCTCTAAGTCATCATGAACAATTATCTTGTAGTCCCGCTCTTCAGCAAACTTCTTAATCTTTTGTATTAGACCAACGTAGATCTGCATAGTGTTCACGTTGAACAGGCGAATCTTACCATCCCACATTTTATTTCGGACGGATGGCATGAACGATGCTCCTGGGACTTCAAACTCAAAATAGCCTGATAGTTCCATAGCAATCCCACGGTCACATTCTACCTTGAGATATACTTCATCCTTCTTATGTATATGGATTTCTTCCATCATTAACCTGTTGTAAATTTAGCCCAATCAACTGCTGACTTAATTTGGAAGCCACGATTATTAATATTCTTAATAACCGCATCGAGATACGAAATCTTTTCTTCCTGCATCCCGAGTTTCAAATTAGTCTCAATCATCAAATCATCTGCCTCTATATAGGCTTCCACTTCATTCTTCAATAATTTCTTATAGAACTGAGTACGACCAAGCTCTACCAATTCATCATTATCTAGCTCTCCCAGATAATATTCCATCAAAGTCTTGCGAACCTTTTTTGATTCCGCTCTGAGTTTGTATAGGGCGACACGCTCACCCATAAAGATTTTGATGTATTTATTGTGGACTACAGGAATCTTAGTGCTTTCTCGACCAAGTTCTGTTTCATCAATCTTACAGTCTTTATCCCACTCTTTAACAATACTTTCAATATTCAAATAACATCTCCAAAAAATAATATACTATGACAAAGTCTTTAATTCGTACTTCCTATATGCGAATGATACAGTTGCTTTTAGATACTCAACATCAGTGTTTTCAATATCAAATTCTAATGACGATAGACTTGCTGGATACATATCAACAAAAGATATTTCAACGTTTGGCTTATAGTTACCAGTCATAACCACAAGAGAACCGTCAGTATATACATCGCTGACCGTTGATTGCGTTCTTCTGCCTATAGCGCCACGCTGTTCAAAATTATCAGGATACCCAAGAGCAACTAGCCAGTTGTAGATTTCTTGAAAGTTCTTCATGTCTTCATCAACACGAAAGGTCAAATCTAAACGACCAAACGTCAACTTATCCCCAGGAACAGGTAACTTGATAAATGGATTATCAACTGAAGATGTTTCGCCCAATGTGATATCAGGGATAGTGGCTGCTGTGCAGAAATAGTTTACATGTGGTAAACGCTTACACGAAAACCTAAACCCAATCGGGGAAAGGAAACTTTTATTGTCAGGTTCTATTGCCATTTATATATCCTATTAGTAGGCATCCTTGCCAAGTTAAATCCTATGCTCTTTTACTTATTTATTCGCCTTTGCCAGTAGTCTTACTGCTAACATCTTTTACGACACCAGAAACAGTGTCAAGAGTGCCAGTAGTAATCCCCGTCACGTCATCTACAACGCCATTCACGATCATTTTACTTCCTTCGTAAACGCCATCAATTGATGAACATGCGGTTAAACTGAAAAGAATGAACAATACGCTTAAAATTCGCATATCAATTCCTCTTATTTAAACCTAGATTTAAAAAAGTCATGGCCAATACATTTACCATTATGGCACGTAACGCACCGCCATAAAGTCGATTGACATTTAACTCGGTTAACATTATTATCAACCGTTCTATTTATAAGCATAAAAAAAGGGGTAGCCGAAGCCACCCCTTAAAACGTCTGTTAAAACAGATCTTGTTTTTATGCTTACATAAGGTTCGCAACAGTCACACGACGGTAGTAAGAGTTACTATCATCACCGTGAGTACTGATAACACCGTCGCCAGCAGAAGTAGCGAATGGGTTAGCAACCATACCGTAGCGAGTCTTAAAGCCGATTTTCGGCTGGAAAGTATTCTCACCAACAGCACGTACCATTTGTAAAGGCACATATGGGCAGTAGAACAAGCCAGCGTCAAAGGCAGAAGTACCTTTGTAGCCAAGAGTGTAGTAGTTGCCAGTAGTGTAAGGATCGATGTATACTTTGATACGACCGTTCAGTACGCCAGCAAAAGTATTACCAGCATCATCTACTTGTAGGTTATTGCTAAGAGCAGGAGTGTAATCAAGAACACCAGCCATCTGAAGAGCAGAAGCAACGTCAGAAGAAGTGATCATTACATTACCTTTACCACGACGAGTGGCTTTAGCAATTTCGTTAGCATCACGCTCGATTTGGAAGATCAGACCTTTGAACTTCTCAACTGACCAACGACCGTTTGAGTCAGTGTCAAGATCGAAAGTACCAGCAGTAGTTACAGTACCAGCTTTAGCGCCTGCAGTAGCAGTCACGTTAATAGTACGGATAACTTCACGGTTGATCTCAGCAAGGATTTCTGAAGACAAGATATTGCTTAGTTCTTGTTCAGCATCTAGACCGTGAACAGCTTTCAAGTCTTGAGCAAGTTCCATAGTGTACTCAGCTTTCAGCGCACGGCTTACAGCAGTTACAGAAACTTTATCAATTGAGAATGCCATTTCGTTAAAGCCATTAGTAGCACCGTCACCTAGAGCTTCACCTTTATCACGACCCATACCAGTAGATACTGTATAAGTGCTAGAAGGATCAGTACCAGTAGCAGAACCAGCAGTGTCAGCATTTGAGCCACGTACAAATTGTGAAGCGGTGTTACCAGCAGCAGAAGCAGCAAAAGTAGTATCAGCTTCGCCGAATAGTGCTTCATCGCCAGTTTGACCAGCATAGCGTGATTTCATTGCAAAGATAAGACCAGTTGGACCAGTCATTGGCTGAACGCCACATACATCATATGCAATTAGGTTTGGCATAGAGCGACGAACAAGGCTGATCAATACAGGATCAAAGGTGTCTACGCTTGCGCCAGTTGCGTTAGCTGGAGCTGCTTCGCCCAATAGTGTAGGACGGAATGCGCCACCACTTTGAGATGCTTGCTCAGCTGCATTACGTTCTTGGTTTTCTAGCAATGTGGCTACTGTTGAACGCTTGTGAGCATCAGCAATCTCGGGGAGATCAGCGTGCTCTAATACAGGTTGCCACTTCTTTTGAAGTTCGTCAGTTTGATACATTATAGGTTCTCCTTAAATAAGACCTTTTTATTATTACAGTTTATTTATAATATGTTACTTTTTAATGCTTTTCGAAATGGCATTCAAGTATGCATTCATGCTAGGGTCGCTAGCAGGTGTAGCCTCTTCAGACAACTCAAGAGGTTCATCTTCATCGATTACTACTTCTTCATTGATCACTTCTTCCTTTGGGAAGTAGCTTTCTTTCAGAGTTTCAAGTTTAGCAGCATAAGAGTCAGCATCGTCAAAGGCAACGCCTTCAGCTAGTGACTGCAGCTTGGCAGCTTGAGACTCAGTAATATCTTCACAAGCAGAAGTCAAGATAGCAGATTGCTTAGCCTCAACTAACTCCTTACGAAGCACGATGTTTCTTTCCATTTCTTCATTGATTGAAGATTCAAGCTCAGTTACCTTTCCAGCCAACTCGTCTACCAAGTCAACTTTCTCTTCTGGAATGTCGATATAGTTTTCAGTGAACAGACCACGTAGTCCAGTCATGAAGTTCTCAACAATCTCAGAACGGATACCTTGCTCAACAGCTAGTTCGTTATCTTTCATCCACTCTTCAGCAACATACTCAAGGTAAGAGTCTACTTGCTCAGAGAGTTTCTCAGCGATTTGAACTTTCTCAGCTTCAAGGTCGCTTTCAAAATCAACAGTAACTGTTTCTAGGATTTGGTTTACTTTTGACACTACAGCAGCTTCAAAGATAGTTGTTGCTTTTGAAGTGAATTCTTCAGAAAGGTCTTGACCGCTGAACATAGCTTCAACGTCTTCAGCAACGGAAACGTCTTCAGAACTAATCTGACGAATTTCTTTAATTGACTGAGTTTCTTCAGCTACTTCTTTTTCAGCTTCAAACCCATCAACATTCAAAGAAGCCATAACAGCCTCATATGATGCAGCGAGGTCATCTTTCTTCTTACCTTTAACTGCGTCGAGCATAGCGTTGATCATGCCAGACTTAGTCTTAGGTACAGGTGCTTGTTTCGGTGCGGAATTCTTGACGGCAGTCGCAGCATCATCAGCTGCAGCTTTACCATCAACTTCTTTCTCCGCTGAAGCTTCAACGACTTCTTGCTCTTCAGCAATAGTTTCGTCTAGCTCTTTTAAGTCTTGATCAGACATCGGATATCTCCTGTACAAATTAATTGGTTAACACGTGTATTTATAATAATTATAATTTAGAAATAAAATCTTCAAACACTCTAATCTTAGCTTCTTCAAGCTCTTTCCTAGAAGATGTTTTAATCTCATTTCGATAATCGGCTATGGTAGCTTCACGGATGATTCCGTTCTCCCAAACCCACTCTTTACCTTCCATGATACCTTGGACAAATGCATCTGGAGCAGATGGGTCTGCTACAATATCAGCTGCTGTTGCCAAGTAGAAGTCATTCTGCACTTCCGCTACTCCCTTCCCATTTGGTTTGACTGTACCCATACCACGTGAAGATACACCTAATTGGGCACCTTCATCCATAAGCGACTTAACAATCGCACCGTATGGAGTTTCAGTCATAATCTTAGCACGTCCCATAAAGTTTGAACCATCACGCTTCAAACCTGTAATCATATGAGATACACGCTCTAAATTAATAGTTGGACCTTGCGGGTGACCTAACTCACCATACGCACGGTTCTTTTCTACATATTCTTTATTATATCTAGCGATTTCTTTATCAAGAACTTCTGCGGGATATACTCGACCGTTTCTATTCTTAATATCGCCTTGCAAGAAAACACCTTCGATGAAATATGACTTCTTGCCAT